ACCAAGACCAGATCTATCAAAAGCATCAACAACTTTTTGACCAAATGGTTTTTTACTATAACTTCTGTTAAATGCTTTTTGTCTAAATGCATCTACCATAGCTCCAGCTGCTAATAATAAAAGAACACCACTAAAGAAATTAGCATCTCTTTCTTGTAAACCTCTAAATAACATTCTTTGAGTAGAAGCCATACCAAACTTTTTAAACTGTGTAAGCAATCCTCCCATTTCTGTATTTGCCCATAATGGTACATCTCCTTTTGATGGTGTAACAATATCTATATTTACTTGTTTACCTATTGCCGAATGATAAACATCAGATGCTTCTTTATCTACCCAAGATTCTGAATTAGCTACTCTTACTTCTTTATAATCATCTCCATTTACTTTGTGAGATGTTTTACCATTTTTACCAACACCATACTTTACATATTGATCATATATTCTTTTAGCCATATCATCACTAATACCTAAGTTAGCCATTCTAGCTCTATTTACTTTACTTACATTTTGACCTTTTGCTATTTGTTCTGCTACTTCTATAAGTCTAGTTCCATTAAATAATGATGCAATACTTTTTACACCAGCGTTCCAGGGGTTACTTAAATTTAAAAATGTAAAATATAAATTACCTACAGAACTTATCCCTCTTTCAAATTTATTATATACACCAAAAGCATCATCAATATCATACATAGAAAAAGCTCTTGAGCTATTCCATAGATCTAATGCTTCTCCTCCAAGCTG